AAGATATGCGGCTTGGCTGACTAGGTCTTCTGCGACTTCTGGCGATGATGCTCCAGTGTGCTGAACGGATGCACGATTGACCACTGTGTCCGCTTGGAAGGAAATGTCAATAGCGGAGTAGCCGATCTGCGTACCGTCATCATGGAACTCGGCGACAGGGACTCCAAGAGTCTGTCCGATGCGCTTCTGGAAGGTAATAGTGCCTTCACGATCTACAAAAATTCTGCCCTGCTCCGCCTCATTAATTTTGTTGGCGTACCCTGCGACCGATGTACCGTTGGCGACTGTGTAGGCGGCTGCTCCGCCAAGGGTCGCCACGCCTGTCTCAATGCTCCGTGAGCCTGTGTAGGCAACTTCTGGTAGGTCTAGAAGGTCATTAAAACGCGCGCTTGAGAGCTGCTCTGTGACATTCCATTCGGCGAGAAAGGTCTGCCCTAACTGGTAGGAGAAGTCCGCGCAATTCACGGTCACTGTGTCAAGACCGCCAAGCGTAAAGGTGTAGTCGTAGTTCACGATGTAGCCCACCCATAAATACTTCTTTACATTGAGCGAGTCATAGCGGGAAAAGCGGACTTCTCGAAGCGGTGCAAGTCCAGGTTGATTATTGTTCGGATCAAAATATGGCGAAGTGGTGTCAAAAGGATTGAACACTCCGTCTGCAAAAGTGTCGTTTAATGTGAAGTTCATCGTGCCATAAGCAAATTGGTCGCCAGTGTTAGCGCGTCCGCGCTTCGCTGTTAGAGCGATAGTGCCATCCATAACCGAGGCAAATTGTGAAATACCGTCTAAGACATACTCGGTATTATCTAGTTCGCCTTTGAGCGCGTCGTCAAGTGTGAAGGCGTCCCAGTCGTAGCCTGTGTCAATCTCTAAGTCGTAGTTACCTGATCCAATTACCGCTACTCCAGCCATTAGGCGACCTGTATGTTCGCGGGGCCGTTCGTCCGATTAAATGCTCGAATAGCGTTCACGACTGCCGTTCCAATGTCGGAGCTAGAGCCGAGACCGCCATTGATGTTGATGGTGTAGTTTCCGCCCATCCCAGAATTGCGTCCCGATAGTGGGATGACCGCTTCAGGGCCGCGCTCGCCGATCATCGCAAGCGTGGGCCCTGTCACGATCCCGCCTTCTGCAAGGTAAGGAATATCTGGGACATCAAAGCCTTTTCCGCCTAGACCGGGTACCCATGAAGGGAACTCAAAAGACAATTTTCCTACGGTGTTGTTCCACATTTTGGCGATGCCGTTGAATAGCACTTTGAAGATGTTAAAGACTCCTGTGAAGTAGGTAGTGAGTCCGTTAAAGACTGCTTTCCCGCCTGCGAGCATGGCATCAAAGACAGTGTCTACGATCTTTCGGACTACCTCAAACTTGAAATAAAGCGCGGCAAGAATGGCAATGAATGCAACGATCGCCAAGATGACTAGACCAATTGGGTTAAGTGCGAGGAGCGCGTTAAAGATTGCGACTACTCCGTTCACGATCATTTGTCCCGCTGCATAAACTTTCATAGCGGTATTCAAGATCAGAATGGTCGCTGCAATTCCGCCAATTGCGGCTGCAACGATCAAGAAGACTTTGGTGTTGTCTTGTGCCCATGCGCCAAAAGCGATCAAGTGCGGCATTAACGCTTCGACTATTGGGATCAGTGCTGCACCGATTGACTCTTTTGTTTCGGCAAGTGCAATTCCGAGACGCTTCATTCCGCCTTCGGCAGTGTTCGCAGCCGCTTCGGATGCTCCACCGAATGATCCGCCAAGGACATTCATTACATCTTCAAGAGATGCACCGTCTTTAATCATCGCTTTAATCTCTGGACTTAATGCTGCAAGTCCTTTCATGTTTCCGCCGTAAGCCTTGGCAAGAGCATCGGAGACGGTCGCAAGGTCTTTACCTGATCCCGCAGAGATGTCTTGTGCAAGTGCTAGAGCGCGATTCGCTTCCTCGATGTCTTTAGTCCCTCGGACAAGTGATGCCAGTGCCGGACGAAGCTCACTGTCCGCGACGCCTGACGCAAGACTCATCTTTGAGATCATGTCTTCGGACGCTTTGACCTGTGCATCGGTCGCGCCAGTGACATTCTGCAAGGCAAGCGCAAGCTGTACCTGTTCGGCTTGGTCTTCCATCGCCGCCTTGGTAGCACCTACAAGAGCAAGACCTAATCCTGCGACTGCGGCTGCGGCTGGGAGCGCGGCTTTCTTAATTGCAAATTGTGCTTTGGCGGACGCGCCTTCAAGCGACTGGAACTCTTTGATCGCTTTCTGTGTGCCCTTGGCATCAAACTCGGAGATGATTGGGATGTTTACTGATGCCATTACTCCACCACATTCCGATCAACTTTGTCCATGACAGTCTCAACGATTCGCCGCATCTCTGACTCGACTGTGTCTTGGTTCTTCTCCATTGCTTTCCACATTACTCTTGATCGGTTGCCATAGCGCGCAGTGAGTGCTGCACCAAGTCTGCCAGTTGCAGCCATGTCAAAGAGTGTTCCGGTGGATCCCGAGTAGATGATGTTGAAGACGCCGACATTTCGGATCTGTCCACGAAATTCGGAGACCTTTTTGGTGTTGATCTTGGCGGAGATCTTTTGTTTTCTTCCTGCTTCCCACGGGAGGATCTTGAAGCCTGAAGGCGTAGTCCATTTTCGTCCCATGCCAGACAACGGAATGGAGTTAGGGATAAGAGTTAGCGCGTCATTGATGACAGGCTTGGCGACATTACGAAAGTCTTTTGCGATCTGGTTACGGAGTCCCGGCTCAACCGAGTTCAATTTCTTAATGGCGTCTTTAAGGCCGTAGATCTCTACCTTGGTATTAAGTCCTTCCGCCATGTCACCTTTTCTTATTCTGTTTTTCTAACACTGCGATAATGGTAGTCAGATCTCGCGTGTCGAAGGTGTCAGCGTAAAAAGTGGGAGACCACCCGGTCGCGACTACAAGTTCAGCGAGTTGTCGCCTGTAGCCGCGTCCGTAGGGTTTGGGATTTCTTCTTCCCCTACTGGAGCGCATTCCATAGACAGATTCTCTTTAAGCCACTGCCGCCAAGTAGGAGGAAGTGTTTCACCTTTTAAAGCCAAGAGCGAATATGCCCAACAACAATAATCCGAGACTCCGATTCCGCGTCCGTCAGACACTCGACGATTCTCTAGGCGTTCCCATTCGGCAATAGACCAAAGGTTCGTCCAAAGAAATTCTTCTTTACCATCGCGTACAAGTTTCAACTTGAGCTTCATTTATGTTTCCTTTCGTCGGGCCAAGGAAGGCCGAAGATTACGGTGTTGTATCGATTGTAAATTCGCCGCCCTGCGTGGACATCGTGATGCTTTGGAGCTCTCCAAGCGATGCGGAAATTTGGTCAAGACTGGCGAGATAGGTATTTGACAAAATCAGTTCTGGATTTGTGGCACTGACCGCCGCGTCAAAAGGTTTTGCTTTGACTTCAAACTTTGTTCCGTACAACGCGGACAAGTATTGCCATGCTCCCGTGTTGGAGTAGTCCATGAACAAGGTGATCTCTGCGGTGTTTGACTCAAGCCCCGCTTGGAACTCTCGAGCGGTCATTCCGAAGACGGTGTCCTCTAAAGCTTCTTTTTCGGAGGTGATTGTGATGGATGTGCAAAAGCCTGTGTAATCCTCGCCGTCAATCGTGATGACTGGGTTTGATAAGAATGCCATGTGGTTACTCCTTGGAAGTGTTGGTTTTAGTTTGACACATAATGAAGCCGAGAGTGTGGATTAGGTGGTCTTTGTGGAAGTGCTCACCGAGAGCTCATAGGCGGGCAGGGTAGATCCGCCGATGTCTACATTCGTAGGACGCCCAGAGACGATTCCGATGTTGAGCGCGTAGATCTGGGCGAGGATATTGAGCAGGCTTTTCTGTGCGTCTAGGTTGCCCGGGCCGAGCGTGATGATCTGGAGTGTGAAGTTAAGTTTTGCGACATTGAAGTTGTATCCGTCTACCGAATCGATATTAACGAAAACGGCGGGGGGAGTGATATTGCGGGGATCGTTATTGACCTGTAGCCCTACGACCGTAGAGAGCTTTGCAACTAGCTCATCAAATCCAGCGTTAAAGAGATCGGTATAGACCGGGACTGGCATTAGGCGACCTGCGGACGGTCAATCCCGAGGAGCTGTCGGATCATTCCGTTTAATCCCATCACTGGCACCGTCCCCATATTTTGGAACGAACTAAATTGATCTATAGATCCCCTTTGTCGATAATAGCTTCCGCCGAGCATCTGGGTTCCGAGAAAGACATCTTGTGACGGAACGGTCGTGAGTGAGTCCACATAGCCCGCTTCCATTCTGCGACGCCATGCGAACTGTGAAGCCGCAGCTGCGCACACTGTTAGGAATGCGGCGTCTCCAGCTGTCGCGGTTCCGATACCGAGCCAGTCCTCGACATTCGCAGCAGTGATCCAAGTGCAGACTTGAGTAATTGTCAGTGTGCCAGAAGAAGCGGTGCGCGCCACATCGGCAGCGGTCTTTGCATAAAGAACTTGATTAGGAATTGAGACCGCAGGATCAAAGAGCAGATCGCCTTCGTCATCAATACCTAAGAAGGCGTAATGCGGTAGCGCGTAGACGATGTAGGTTCCGTTGAAAGTTGCATCAACTCCAGTGATGACAACGCTTGCACCGACTTCAATCTCGGCTTCTGTAAGAAGTTGTAAGACCGCGTAGTTATCGGTGAGCTGTTTATGTGTGACCGTGTAAGAGGCCATGATTGAGGCCTACTTTCCAGATCAGACGAATGTTGCTTTGACGAACTTGCTCGAGTCAATCATCAGTGTTGCAAGATAGCCGCGGAAGGCGATTGTGCGCGAGAGTGTTGAAGGTACATCCACACTAATTGCGCCCTTTTGCTGCTCAAAGATCTCGTAGCCAGTTGCATCGCCAACAATCAAAGTTGGGTTTGTAAAGTTACGATCAACTACTACTTGCAAGCCGAATGCGTTTCCGTTGGCTTGTCCCGGTGCAAGATTGCCGAATGCGTTCATCGGGCCAATCTGCGGGAACAACGGACGATCCGCTGTGTCGCTTAAGCCGAGAAGATCCTGCCAAATTCCTGGAGACAAGAACATGTGTGTCGGCAAGTTTCCGTT